GCTACTCAATATTTGGGAGATTTAGAATGGGATGCTGATAGTAGTACTTTTACCTATCCTGTAATTGACAAAACTTGGTCTCAAACAGTAGCCGAGTTGAAAGAAAGTAAGATTGCAAACCTAAAAAGTTTATATAACAGAAAATTAGCAGAGACAGATTGGTATATAATCAGAAGCCAAGAAGGTACTTCAGCACCTCAAGATGTGTTGGATGCAAGAGCGGCATTAAGAACTGATTGTGCAACTAAAGAAGCAGAGATTAACGCACTTACAACAAAGAAGGCGGTAGTATCTTATTATTTACCAAACCTTGACTAATGATTAATAAAAGACTTATAAATACAGGAGCGGAGGCTGCACCTGCAGCATTTGACCCTTTACAAAACTTTGAAACTGTAACCTATACAGGAAACGGTGGTACACAAAAGATAACAGGGTATATAAGAAAGGGTGCTGCTTTTGATGGGAGTAGTAGTTATATAGAAACTCCAAGTTTAATACCCGTTAATGACTATTCTTTTTCTTGCTGGGTTTATTTTGATAGTTTGGCAGCAGCATCAAATTATAGAGTAATTTATGAGGCTTATAAAAATACTTGGTGGTATTTAGCTATATTTGATGGCGGAAAGATTGCTACTTATAATGGAACAAGCACTTTTAATACTACATCTAATGTAATATCAACAGGGCAATGGTATCATATAGTATATACTTCAAGTAGTACAAGTGGTAAAAATATTTATTTAAATGGAAATTCAACTCCCGTAGCAACGAATGGAGATACTACAGGAAATTCTAATCCATCAGGTTCTTGGGAAGGTTTTGGAAAATATCATACTACAGGAGTTGGCTCGATGCACGGTAAAATAGACCAAGTAAGAATCTTTGACAAAGCATTATCCCCTTCAGAAGTAACTACTCTATATGGAGAAACCTACGCAAGTAGTACTAAATCAACTACGGATATATTTGGGGATGGACACGGTATTGCTTTATATGAGTTAGATGAGGATGCTAATGATACAGGGGGAGTAAATGGTAATTTTGGTGGAGCGGCTGTGTTTAATGGAACTAATAGTTATATAACAGGCTCTCCAAACATAGGATTTGGTCAATCTATTTCTATGTGGTTTGATGTGGATTCAAGTATATCCGCCACCCAAGGAAAATTATGGAGTCAGTCAATAGGCGGAAGCACTACTTGGGCAGGTGCAGGGCTATATTGGGATGGTTCAGACTTTTATTTTAGTATGCAAGTTCGTAATGGAGCATATTTATACCAAACCGCGGGAATAGTTACAGTAAATTCAGGGTGGAATCATATTGTATTTACATTTGATAGTAATGCAGGATATAGTGCTTGGTTGAATAATTCAGAATTAACAATGACAACCAACTTATCTAGTGGAACTGTATCATCTTTTCCTGCTCCGAGCGGAACAACAACTATTGGTAGACAATGGGGGAATGGTGATGACTACTATTTTAAAGGTAAAATTGACGATGTAAGAATATATCCTGATAAATTGACTTCCCAAGAAGTAGGATATTTATATAATAATACTACCGCATCTATTCCAACAGATTATGTAGCATATTACAAATTAGATGGAGATGCAACAGACGAAACTACAAACTACGATGGTGCTGCAACTAATGTATCTTTTGGATTTGACGGAACACCTACCAACGTAAACTTTTTAGGTATGGCATTCCAACCTGATTTAGTTTGGATAAAAAAGAGAAGTGGAGGTTCTACAAGAAATCATCACGCTTTTGATTCAGTAAGAGGTGCAGGAAATAGATTAAGAATAAATCACGATTATGCAGAGAGTTATGCAACTGATGAATTAACTTCTTTTGATTCTAATGGGTTTACTGTTAGTAGTAGTGATGCGACTAATGGAAGTGGTTCATCTCAACAATATGTCGCTTGGTGTTGGAAAGCAGGAGGTTCAGCAGGTACATATAATATTGATGGAACAGGACACGCAACTTTAGGTGCTGCGGGATTGTCAATAACAGGTAATGGGGGAAACAGTCCAACTTTTACAGGATGTTCTATAAATACAGCATCAGGGTTTGGTATATATGAAATAGACCCAAATCATACAGCATCTAACCATAGAACAGATTTTACTCACGGACTAAACTCAACACCTGAACTTGTAATTACAAAAATACTTGATGCAACAAGTAATTGGCACACATTTACTAATATAATTGACGGTTCAACAGACAGGGGAAAACTTAATACTACAGATGCGTTTGTAGATGATACTTTAAATGGTGTTAGTGTTGCAACTTCTACTGAAATAAGAATTGAAGATGCTTTTACAGGCAATTTGGATAGATTTTTATTTTACGCATTCCATTCAGTAGATGGTTATCAGAAGGTGGGGAGTTATACGGGAACGGGAAGTGCTGGTAATACAGTTACGACAGGATTTCAGCCAAGATGGCTAATGATTAAAGAATCTTCAAATACAGGAAATTGGAGAATAGTAGATGCAGCGAGAAACACTTCTGACCCAAGAAATTCAGGATTATGGGCGAATTTAAACAATTCAGAAAGTGATTCAACCTCAAATACTTTAGATTTTGAAACAAATGGATTTACCTTACAAGGAAGTGGAAGCGATGTTAATACATTAAACGAAACTTACATCTATTTAGCAATAGCATAAACAATGGAACAATTGAAGATATACGGATTCAACGCAATAGCATTAGCAATATCAATAACGGAGATTAATCCCTATCTTCAGACGATTTCCCTTGTCTTGGCAATAGGATATACAGTAATTCAAATAACAAAGAAACTAAATGGCAAAAATTGATATAGACGGAGACGGAAAAGCTGACGTTTCAATCAGCGTTACACAGATTATTACGATAGCTGCTATGTTTGCTTCTATTGTAGGTTCTTATTATACTTTAAGTGCCAAGATAGAAACTAATGCTTCTGACGTAGCTAAATTAAAATATAACGAAAAGGAATACACTTGGAAAAACCAAAGACAACTCGAAGCGGAAGTAAGAGAGATTACTTTAGAGATGCGAGACTTTATGAAAGACCTTGAGTATTTACAAAGAGATAAAAGAAAATAATGGACACAATAAAATTATACGCAAACAAAGTGATATCTTGGACAAAGAATTGGTATATCACTAATTGGAATGGAGGCATATTTAACAGAGGTAAAACTATTTTTGTAAGTGTTTTGGTTTTGTTGTTTGTTATAAAGATTTTATATGGAATATTTTAATATATCTGAATTCGATTCACCGGACTTACCAGGCTCGGGAGAGATTATGGATGAGACGTTTCTAGATATGCTAGATGAAGCTCGTGACATAGCCGGTATTCCTTTTAAAATCACAAGTGGGGTAAGAAGTAAGGCTCATAATGAAAAGGTAGGAGGGGTAAGCAATAGCTCTCATTTAAGAGGTTACGCTTGTGATATAGCTTGTTCCTCTTCATCGGATAAGTACACAATATTAAATTCTCTTTTAGAAGTTGGATTTAATAGAATAGGAATAGCAAAAGGGTTTATTCACGTAGATAATGACCCCGATAAGTCTCCATTTGTTATTTGGACATATTAGTGGAAGAAAAGAAAAAGATAAAAGACACCGCAGTAGGTAAATTCCTGCTAGAAAAGATTCCCGATGTAGTAGGAGCTATTGCCGATAATACCGCCATAGGTAGTGTATTACAAGCTATTATCGGAGGTTCGGAAATGAGCGATGCCGATAAGGAAATAGCACTTAGAAAACTTGACATAGAGAGAGCAGAAATAGATGGAACCACTAGAAGATGGGTGGCAGATGCTCGTAGCGGTTCGTGGTTAGCTTCAAATGTAAGACCGTTAGTATTGATATTCCTTACAATATGCTATGTAATAGGATGGTATCTTAATTACTCTCTAGATTCAATAACCGGATTGCTATCTATTGTGATAGGTGGCTATTTTGGAAGTAGAGGAGTAGAGAAAGTATTCGGCAATAAACTACACCGATAAGGCTATTTAGAGCCGTTTTAAGCAACTTTATTCATTTTTTAGTATATTCGTATAGGTCTATCATTTAAATAGGCTTAAAAACCCCTTATATATATATAGATATAATGTATATATATAAATATAATAAATATATAATATAATATATATATAGCTATGATAACAGATGAGAGAATAAGAAAGATTCAAAGTTACAAGACTTGGTCTGTAAAAAAGAAGGTAGATGCTTTATTGGAAGAAGATGCAAATATGTATACCAATCTAGGATTAGACTCTACTATTACTCAAAAGAAAAAGGTAAAAGCTATGAGCAGAAAAATATATAGAGCTATTGCCTCTATAAGTCCAATAGATGGACACATTTTAGAGTCTCATATGAATGAGAAAGATATGACTAATGGCTAAACGCTCCCTATCTAGGAAAAGTGTAGTAAAAAAGCTTGACACAATCTTTAGCCAATATATAAGATTGCGAAAAGCTAAGAACGGTATTGCCGAATGCTATACTTGTGGAGTAAGAGACCATTGGAAAAATTTACAATGCGGACACTTTATGTCTCGTAAACACTATTCGACTAGATGGGATGAGCTTAATTGTCAAGTCCAATGTTATAAATGCAATATTCACGGTTACGGGGAGCAATTTAGATTCGGTCAAAGATTGAACAAAGAATACGGAAACCAAACTGCAGATATTCTAGAAAGTAAATGCAGAAACATAGAAAAGTTTTCTAATGGAGATTTACTTGAAAAGGTAGAATATTATAAAAGTATTGTAGAACCTTTGCTAAATAAAAAATAAAGCATATATTTGACTATTCAATAGTTTCTTTTGTACTTGTTACATTAGTTTGCATCGTTAAAGGGGGAGTCCTAGTCAGCTCCCTCTTTTTTTTTATAATATTTTTTTATATCTTAGCGTAAACTTTTAAACTTTATATATGAAAGGAACTATTGTTATCGTAGAAAAAGTCGGGGGGTTTCAAGACCTAGTTACTAACGAGGTAACTTTTAAGCACGGCGAGAAAATCAAATTTTTCACAAAAAAGACTGCTAAGAATCCAGAAGGCGATTTCGAGGTGGTTTTAGGTATTGACAAGTCTGATTTAAACGGACATACTTTCGAGTATGAGCTTAGTGACAAAGGAAACGGAAAGATAAAAAAAGCTCCGGAAGACTATGCTAAGAAACCTTATGGAGGCGGTAATAACTTTACTGCTAGAAATAATTCCACAAATGATAGTATTATGCTACAAGTTTGTTATAAAGCGAACAAAGAAGCGTACGCAAAAGATAATGCCGATTTAGTGTGGAAGTACACCGAAGAAGATTTTGACAAAATGCGTAGTATATTAGCTAAATTAAATAATTAAATTACAGAAAATGGAATACGAATACAAAAGCGAGTTTGTTGACCCTATTTATGCTAAAAACCCTAGTCCGAAATTTAAGAGTGGGGTTGCTAACTTAGATGCGAAGAGAGAAGATTTAATTGCCTACTTGCAAGGGTTAACCGGAGAGTATGTTAATTTTCAAATTGTACGCTCTAAAGATAAGAAGGATGACTATGGTCTACCTAAATTGTCTTTGACTAGAACTTGGCGAGAAGAGAAGAGAGAGGTTAGTGCTTTCGAGCATATGCCCGACAGAGAAGAGGCGAATGACTCGCCTTTCTAGAATAAAGGGGGATTTAATTATCCCCTTTTTTTTATATCTTTACTAAAATATTAAACGATGCTTATTGAATTTAACGACCAACTTGACTATCTAAATAAGATCCGGAATGGCGAAATAAAGACTGCCTCTAGATTAGGAATAAAAGGACTCGATGAGTACCTAAGATTTAAACCCTCAAATTTTAATATAATACTTGGACACGCTAACGTTGGAAAAACATCTATTGCTTTGTACTTAATGTTATTGTATACTATCCTACACGGTAAAAAATGGCTCGTATATTCTAGCGAGAATGAACCGCACTCCCTTATTAGAAAGCTTATAGAATTTATCGAGCAACTACCGATTGAAAAGGTAAGCGATGCCGGATTTAAAAGGAGCTCTGAGTATATTAATTCTCATTTTAAATTTGTTAACACAAACGAGATGTATACCTATAAGGAATTATTGACCTTATCTAAGCACGTAAAAAACGCTTGGCACTACGATGGTCTATTTATTGACCCTTATAATTCTTTGAAAAAAGATTTCGAATTGCTTAAATCCGTAGGTGGTCACGAGTACGACTATCACGCTTGTACTGAGATTCGTATCTTTTGTAAGGAAAATAATGTATCTATTTGGCTAAATACTCACGCTAATACGAGTGCGTTACGAACCTTACATAGATTCGAAGATGAGTTTGCCGGTTATCCCGTTCCGCCTTTGGCTAGTGACGTAGAAGGAGGCGGTAAATTCGTAAACCGTGCCGATGACTTTTGGGTTGTACACCGATATACCCAACACCCTAGTGAATATATGTATACACACTTACATATTCGTAAAGTGAAAGAGATTGAGACCGGTGGTAGACCTACTCCCTCAGACGCTCCTATTAAGCTTAAAAGTGTTCCTAATAACGTAGGCTTTACTCTAGATGATTTAAATCTCTTAGACGCCGTTAAAACGCCCGAGAACCTGCCCTTTTAGCATTTTAAAATAAAATGTTTACCTTAGTGAAAAAAAGGAATGGGATTTGACATACAATTTATACCAATATACGGTCTTTCACTAGGGGTTTTATATTATAGTCCTCGCATTGACCCTCAAATAGAAGAGGTTACAGATGAAGAGATGTATCATCAAATAACATTTTGTTTCTTAATATTTGGTATACACTTAACATTTTGGAGCCTGTACTAGAAATAATAGCAAAAGAGCATAAAAGGTGGATTAAGATGCTTAGGTCTATGGGTTGTAACTCCTCTTTAGCAGAAGACCTTGTACAAGAGATGTACATAAAAATAGACCAATACTTAAAGACACACCGGAAAAATATAATGTACAACGATGAGGTCAATTACTTTTTTGTATATGTAACTCTTAGGAATTTGTATATGGATTACATTAGACAAAAGAATAAAGTCAACGTTATATCACTAGATGATATGTCATACTTTAACGAGGTACGACAAAATCAATTTGAGGAATATAGTGAGAAGCATAAAACAAATGAATATAATAAACACTTGTCTATACAAGAATGGTATCAAGATGAGCTTTATTTAGAGTTACTTGAGAAGGAAAATATATCAGAAGCTGAATATA